TGTCGTCCCGAGGAACCCACGCGTGACGGTCAGCTGGCGCTTGGCCCAGATCGGTCCGGGTGAGTGCGTCGCGAGCACGGAGCCGGAGTAGGCGCGCTTGACAATCAGCTTGTTAGCGATGATCCCGATGATCAGCATCCACTCGCTGTCGACCAGGATCACCTCCTGGTCTGCGAACTGGGTTCCGTCCGGAACGGCCATGGTGTTGTCGGCGGCCGAGGTCGTCGTGCACCCAGAAGTAAAGCTGATTCCGGTGTTCACGTACTGGTTCTCGGTTACCAGCATTCGCTCGCTGTCGATGACCAGCGTGCTCCCCGCATCAACGACCGAGCTCGCTCCGATCTGCACCGTGCTCTGGCTCGCACTCGTTATCGCGGCCGCCAGCGAACCGGCCACCTCGGTCTGGGTCCAGTATCCAAACTGTCCGGTGATCCCGATGTCGTACTGCGGCGTGGTGTTGTTCCCGAAGGCGGCATTGGTATCACGCCGAAGCTCGATGGATCGGTACGGCGGTCCGCTCTCCGGCTTCACAATGTAATCACTCGAGGGGATGACGACCGGCGTGGGGAGGAATGTCCCGCTCACCACGAGGGAGGGAGGAGCGGCAAGCTCCCGCTGGTCCAGCCAGAGTCGCCACGGATAGGCGTACTGGTAGTTCGGCCAGTCCCAGTTGTATGTCGTCAGGAGCGGATAGAACTTCCGCATGCAGAGACGGTCAACCGCCCCGGAGCCCATTTGCAGCTTGCGGTCGATCACGTTGTCCGACCGGGTTGCCTGCTGAATGTCTAGCGCTCGTCTAACCTGCTCGCGCGTTGCGTAGCAGGCTCTCGTAATAGCCATCCGTTGCCTTGCTTTCTTGCTGAGAACCCCGTGGGGTAGGCTGGCCGTCTCTGCGGTTGTGGGTTAAGCGTAGCCTACGGGACGAGCGCCCCGCCGGCCGACGGATCCTCCTCGCTGGGCCCGCTCCCCGAGCCACCGGGCGGAGCCGGAGCGTCGGCCCCCGCCCGAGCGCGGGCCTCGGCGAGGTAACCGCGCGCCGTAGCGACGGAGGAGGGGTTCTCGCCCCGGTTTTCTGCGACAGCGAGGAGACGTTCCGACTCGTCGTAGTTGCCCTTTACGTATTCCTCTTGGGCCAGCTTCATGGCCTCGTAGCCACTAATCCCAGCATACGGCTCCGCCGCAGGCTCGGGCTCGGCCGCATCGAGGTCAGCCTCCTGGACCTGGTCCGGGGTAGGATCCTTCGGCGCTACTGAGTCCCCCGAAGAGCCCGATGGGCTCAGTTGGCTGGAGCCAGTCTCTTGGCCACTGCCATCCGTCGAAGGTGCAGAAGAGGATGGCGGCTTCGGAGGTTGGTCCGTTGCGGAGGGGTTCTCCGCATCTGGGGCAGGCGATGGGTGGTCGGTCGTTCCAGAAGTGCCACTCCATTCGGGCGTGCTTCCGGATGTCGAGGAGCTGGTACCAAGACGTATTGCATCCCACCTTTCCTCGGGGTTATTGCTGGACCCCTCGCTAGTTGCTCTTGCCATCGGACAACCCCCAGTCTCCATCTTCGTTTCCTGGTGCCTGCGGCGTCTCCCGGACCGCCACGGCGGCGTCCGTGGCGGCGGAGGCATCCGGTCCAGACGACTCCGCAGGCACGACTTCCGGCCGTGGAGTGCGGCACACCGGACACTCGGTAAGGGTACCGGCGATGGCCTGGCAGCCGCACGTCTCACAGTCCCACATTTCCGCCTCCTGCTAGCGGCTCGGCCGGATCACCTTCGGCTAGTAGAGAACGACGCCCTTGGTAACAAGCGTGGCCGTCTCCTTGCTCTGGTCGAAGTTGCTAACCGAGACATTCGTGATCCTTGCCATGGCTTCCTCCTACTCGGAAGAGAATGAACCGAGCAGAGCAACCAGGGCTTCCTCGGCGGCGGTTGGGTCGGCGTACGGCGTCCCGCTAGAATTGTGCAACTGGACGGATCCGTCCGTGGTCCGAAAGGCGATGTTGCTGCCAGACACGAAGAAGTGGACGACATTGTCCGAGTTGTAATGCCTGCCGTCATCTAGCGACTTGAACCACATAGCTCCTCCTACAGAGCGGTGACAGTTGCGCCTGCATCGTAGGGCATCCAGGTGACCGACCAGGTGATCGCCCCGGTACTCGTGGCCACGGTCGTTACCTGAATGGTGCCGGCCGGAACAAGCACCAGGCCGCCATTTGAGAATGGAACACCCTGGCCGCCGGAGCTACCGTTCCATGCAAGGGTCCCGTCTGCAGAACTGACGAGCAGGGCAGCCTTGGCGAGAGGAACGGCCAGGGAAGTACCGACCGGCTTGCCATTGAGATCAGAAGCGGCACAGAGTGTGGCCGGGGCCGACGCGCCGCCCGTAGGCTTATTGCCCACGGACAGCGTCGTGGCCTGGGCCTGGATCGCGGTGCTGACCACCCCAGTAAGGCTGGTGATGATCGCTCGGCCACCCGTGACAGCGAAGATATCGCCGCTCGCGCTCGCCGGTAGGGTCTTGGCCCCGCCGGTGACGAGAGCACCGTAGGACGCTGCGAACAGCTCTGACGGTTTCGGGGTTACCGACACCGGGATCCTCCTAGTTGGTAACGACCGATGCATTCTTCTTCGGGAACAGCGGGACCCAGCTGAGGATCCAGGTGATGTTGCCCGTCGTCGAGGCGTCGGATGTCAGGGTGATGGAGGTGTTAGACACCTGGAGGAGCATCGCTCCGGCCGGTGTCCCGCTCGCGATGACCGGAGCCGGTAGCGCGCCGCCGAGAACCTGGGGCATGGCGATCACCGCGCCCGCCGCCGTTGCGTTCAGCGCCACGGTGGAATTGGCAGCGATCGCCGTCGGACTTCCGGTGACGCCGACATTGAGGTGCTGTGCCACCGCCCCAAGTACCGTGCTGATCACACCGACGAGCGAGCAGACGATGGTCCCGGTCACCGTGAACAGGTTGGCGGTGGCCGTCTGTGGAGTGGCCTTGCCGACGCTGACCTGGCACTTGCCCTTGTCAGGGTAGCCGTGCGACGTATCGACCGCGCGAACCGCGAAGCCGGAGGAGGCCGACAATGTCAGCTCACCTCCTGGACGATAGCGACCACGTTTTCCCACGGAAGGAAGCGAGTGACCTCGACCCCGGACTGGTTCATGACGAAGGTGACACCGATGTCCTGCATGTCCAGGGATTCTGCGACGAATGCATCGATGCCGCCACCCGAAGTGACGAACTCCACCGTGATGGGAGCACCGGACTCGTCGAGCGACAGATCCGAGAAATCGGTCGCGACGGAGCCAGGCCCGCCAGACGAGGCGAAGCCCACATTGTGCCACGGAACGAGAGCCAGGAAGACATGCCCATTGGCATCCGTGAACTCGACGAGAATGCAGTGATCGGACATCTGAAGCTTGGAGGCCAAGACCGCATTGCCGCTTGAGGCCCCAGAGCTGGTGCTGAATTCCGTCACGAAGGTTACACTCACCTCGTCCCCTTCCGGGAACGAGATCTGCTGCATGTTCGTCATCTCAGGACCCCAGGATCTCGAGGTTGGCCGGCCCACGCTGGTGGACCAGGTCGTAGGGGATCACCGTGCAGGTCGGCGTGGTGCCGGTGACGGTGATGGAGAGGTAGTCGTTGGGGTCGGACAGCTCGGACGTGAAGACGTGGAACGCCGTCACCGTCGCGGTAAGGAGGCTGGGAGGGCCAGCGCTCCCGTGCGTGTAGGTGCCGACCGGGCTAGCGCCCAGGGACAGCTTGTTCCAGGCGGCCGTCCCGTCCGATGCGGTGGTCCAGTAGATGTTCTTGATGGCCGCCAGCGTTGTCGCGAACGCACCGCCGAAGGAGCTGTCCTCCTTGACGGTAACCACGGCGTTGGTGCCGGTGACGACGACCATGACGCCAGATGCGCCGCGCATCTTGAACGGCTTTCCTGCCGCCACCGGGATGACGTTGACGAGGCGTCCGAGTGCTTCCATACCTGCCATGTAACTTCTCCTTGATAGTGGGCGTTACTGCACTACTGCTTACTCGGCCGGGCGGGGTTTCAATGCCGCCCGGCCTACACGGTCTAGCGGGACGCTAGCTGGACGAACGGGGTGAGGGTGGACGAGCTGTTGTTGTGCGGGGTGATCGGCGACTGGATCCAGGGCCGACCGTCGAGCCGCTCGATGACGCGGAACGCCGTCTTATCGTTCTGGAACTTGTAGTGCTCGGACGACATCGACTGCATCATCTGCCGGTCGCCGACGAGGTAGTACCCCAGGTCGACGAAGTTGATGTCACCGGCGGTGCCCAGCACGGACGTCTTCTCCGTGAAGTACACCGGACGGCCCAGGATGGTCACGGGCGGCGTGGCCGCGCCGGGGTTGGTGTAGTTACCCATCCAGACCGGGCCACCGCCCGTGCCGACGGACAGGGCCATCGTCGCGAGCTCAGGGAAGGTGTCGATGGAGCAGATCCAAACGGCCCGCGAGAGAGCGGTGGGCAGCATCCGAGAGAACATCTTGATGACGTTCTCCCAGACGATGGTGTGAGTGGCCTGGCCGGACTCGACCGCCACATTCACCGACGCGGGGCAGTTGATGAATCCGAGCGGCTCGCCGACGCCCGTGCCGGTCATGAACGCGATGTCCTCGAACCAGGCGATCGCACGCGGGAAGATGGTGTCGAAGAACGAGGAGAACGCCGGGGCGTCCGCCAGCAGCTCGTTCGGCACCTCCGCGTACCCGGTCAGCTTCTTGGCGTCGAGCACGACGCGGCCGAAGCTCGCCTGGCTCTCCGTCAGCTGCGCCGCCTCCTCGGTCCAGTAGCAGACGATCCCGCCGAACACCGAGGACACGTTGCTCGTGGTGTCGATCATGGGGATCGGCACCCGCAGCGAGTCCATGGGGATCACCTGGGCGCGCGGCCGGACGATCGCCGACTCGAGCGCAACCTGGAGGATCTCCGACCGGAGCCGCTCCGGGATCAGGAAGCCACCGTCGGCCGGCACCTCGGACCCGAACGAGTTCTGGATCTGCAGCATCTTCTGCCGCTTGGCGTGCAGCGACTGGGAGTTGCGCAGCGTCTCGTACCGGGGCCAGATGGCCTGGAAGAACTCCGCCGAGGTGTCGAACTGGGCGTCGCCACCCAGCTCCTGCTCCATCTTCGCGCCCCAGGACGCCTTGTTATAGGCCGCCCCCTTGCCGTGGGACACCGTCTTGGTGTTCCCGCCCATCTCCGGCGGCAGCGCGTTCGAGAAGTTCAGCTTGGAGCCGCCCAGCCCGTTCTGGACCGCGAACTCGGCCATCGCAACCTGGACCTGCTCCTGGACCTGCGACTTCAGGTCGTTGTCCTTCTCCCACTGCTTCTTGGCGTAGGTGCCGATGAACTCCTTGAACTGGCCAGGGGTGTTCATCATGTCCCGGACGCGCTGGGGGTCGCCGAGCCACTCCTCGAGCTCCTCCATGCGGTTCGGCAGCGTTAGCGTCGGTGCCATTATGATCCCTTCAGTGCGTTGAGGAGAGCGGCTGCATCCGCCTCCGAGTACTCATTGGGGGCGGAGTCGGCGGAGTCGCTGGACTCGGAAGCCCACGCCCGCGCGTGTGCCTTCAGGTGCGCCTCAGCGGCGTCCTTGTTCGTTAGACCCTGGGTCTGGGGAAGTCGACTCAGGGCGTTGTTAACCCCGGCCCGGTTGGGCGGTGAGCCGGGGTGCTTGTGGTGCGGGAGCGCGTGGCTCTCGCGGTCGGCCGGATCGCCGCTGCGCTTCCCGGCACAGATGGCGTTGTAGTCGGCGGCCGTCTTGCACGCCTTCATGGCCGCGCTGCCGTCCCAGGCCGAATTGTCGAAGGCAGCGTTAGAGACCGCCTTGGGGCCGGGCTCCCCGTTCGGCAGCACGTAGTCGTGATCGGTGTCGCCCGTCGCCGTGGAGTCGTCGTCGCCGTCGTGGTCCGGGTCGAACGAGTGGTGCGTATGGTTGTGCGAGTGCGGCCCGTACGATTCCTGGCCCTCCTCGTGCGCGTGCCGGTGCGGCGTGTCGTGCTCGTGGTCGTGCGTGTGCGACAGGTGGCCGTGCCCATGAACCGCGTCGTTGTCGTGCGTGTGGGCATGGTGGTGAATCCCGTCGTCCGCGTCGCCATGGCCGAACGCCGCATGGTTGTGGGAGTGGGTTCCAGTCATCGGCTCGTGCGAGACATCGCTGCTGCCGACGTAGTGGTGGTGAGCCGCATCGTGGACCGTCGAGACGGCCGGAGGAAGCGTGCCGCCCTTGTTATAGGTAGCATTGATGTACTGGCGACCGTGATCGACCGATGTCGAGCCCTGGAACACGGTCATGTCGAAGTTCTTTGCACCCTTGCCCTTGGCGCGCAGTTCGGTCAGCTCGTCGGCTAGCCCGGCGTCCACCGCCTCCTTGCCTCGGTACCAGCCCTCCTCCTTCATGATCGCAAGCCAGTGCTCGGCAGACAGGCCGGTCCGCGCCGCGTAGATGTTCGCGACATTCGTGGTGTTCTCGTCCAGCCGATCGGCCATGGCCCGCAGGTCTTCTGCGTCACCAATCGCCATCGTGAAGGCATTGTGCACCATCATCTGAGCGGTCGGGGCAATGAGGATCTTGTTTCCGGCCATCGCGATTACCGAGGCGATCGAGGCAGCGATGCCATCAATGTAGACGGTTACATCGTCCCGTGCCATAAGGCAGTTGTAGATGGCTAGGCCGTCGTTCACCTCCCCGCCCGGTGAGTTCAGATGGACATCGATCGGCCCCTCAACGCCGGCCAGGTCGGAGATCAGGTCATGGGCGGTAATCCCAAAGAATCCAATCTCGTCGTAGATGCTCAACTGGGCGGGGCCGCTGGCCTCGTTCCGAATTCGGTACCAGTCATTGTGGCCCTGGGCGAGAGCCACGATCCGACTTCCCCTGGTCGTGCGCCAGGGCGTGTTATGGTTCACGCGTACTCCTTGTCCTTGTCATAATGGCACACTTCCTTGACCCAGGATGCAACGTTTCTCTCCAGATCGAAGTTGTCCACTTGCTCCGGATGAGCGAGGCTTCCCACCACTCCGGTTCCATTTCCGTTCTTGCCCGGCTTCGGTGGGTTTGGAGGAGAACCGGGCAATTTCGGTCGTCCCGGAGCTGGAGGAATGCTCTTTGGCTCCGGAGCTGACCACCGCATCGGTGGAAGTCCAACCACCTCAGCCACATCGGCCGCATCGTACCCGGCCTCGATCAGCGCGGCAGCCGCCGCCGACTTAGCTGTCAGCTCGTCATTGACCTCGTTGGCACTCGATGGCCTCGGGTCGTTATAGTCCATCTCCCGTTCGTTCGCTGTATTGCCGAACATCGGAAGGTAGAACTGGTTAGCGATCGTCCGCAGGCGATTCAGGCGCGGGATCTCATGCCAGGAGATATGTACTTCTTCTGCAGTCTCTGCATTAGCTCGGTTGACGTCTGTGCTCTGGCCAAGCATAGCCTGGTGTACGCGGTACGCCTCACGGATGATGTCTCGGCCCAGAGTTCGCAGCTCATAGAATTGCATGTCACGGACAGTATACGTGTTCGCATTCCACGTTGCGCCTTGCTCAAGGACCCCCACACGATGACCGCGCGCAACACCCTGGTGCTGTTCACGCCAGCGGGCCGTGAACTCGTTGAACTCATCGTCCGTGAGACGCTTGGCAAAGGTGACAATTCCACCAGGCACCGCCGAGTTAAGGAAGAAGTTGCGAGACCACTGAGCACTGTACTTGGTTGCATCGATATCCGCGAGCAGGGCCTGGACTGCGCTGAGACCCCGGTACAGGTCGGAGGGGTTCGGATACTTGATCTGGACGACCTCGTCGGTGCTCAGCGGCACCTGCTCGCCATTCGGCCCGGTATAGACCCAGCCCGCCAGGAACTTCTTGCGGTCCGGAACCGGCTCCATCCGAGCGGGGCTGACCGGCCACATCTCTAGCGGAGTACCCAGCCCGCTGGGGCCTCGATTGAGAACCCAGTACCATTCTCCGACTAGCTCCATGTGCTGCCAGCCGATCTCGCGGAAGTGCTCGCCCGTCATGAACGGGTTGGGGCGGTTCCAGAGCTTCATCGCCTGGTGACGCATCACCTCGATGCGCTGGTCGCTGCCCTTGTCCGTCTTGGCGTAGCGAACACGGCCATCCTGGTCCGTCTTGTACATCTTCCAGCCACCGTACGCCTGGCTGCCGGTCGAGAGTAGCTGAACGATAGCGTAGAGGGTACTCTGTCCGTCCATCGCATGCAGCTGGGTGTCTCTGTCCTGGACCCCGGACCCGTACAGCCCATTGCCGGTTCCACTCCAGCGATCCGCGAACGGGACGGGACTATTCGCTGCAACATTGCGAATAGCCGAGACAAGCTCGCCCAGCGCTGAAGTCCGTGGCATTACCGACTCGCCCTCCACTCAAGCGCAATGAAAGAACCTGCGGCGACTATCAGCCCGGTAAACGTCGAATGGTCAAAGCCGGCCAGATCGGCGCAGAACGCTGCCGCGATGAAGTAGCCGTGTTCCTTCACGTGCTCCAGCGCTATGGCGGCTGGGGTCCGGAAGGCCGCACCAACAGACCCCAGCCGCTCTGCCCAGCTGGACCGGTGTGAACGATCCCTCCGGGAGCCCGATGGAAGCGCGTGCAGCGCTCGTGTGGCCATAACGCAGCAACCCACTTTCCTTCTCGGATGAAACCGTGATCTCCACATGCGCATAGAAGCGATGGAGAGAGCGTCAGGGGATCCCAGGACTCAACCGTCCAGAATGGCCCGCTAAAGACCTCCCGGGCGATCGGCGAATCGAATGTAATGACACCCTCGCACGGAACCCCGTCCCGCGTGTGCTGTACGATGCCCGAGCTCGTCAGGGGTAGCTCGCTCTGATACTTACGCGCCGAGGGGTTCAGCTCCATGTCGGGATCCCAGACGGCCAGCCGGATCGTATGCTCGTGCCCGAGATCGATCGTCTCTGCATTCATCACCCCTCCTGCTCCAGCGCCTTGGCGGACTTCTCCGTCAGCTCGCGCATCTCGTCGCTGCTCAGCCGGAGCGAGGTGATCAGGCTTTGGGGCGTGTCGTCGTAGTAGAAGTGGAGCGTGTACCCGGAGCTCCCGTCGGGCATCAGCGCGCCGAATGCGACCTCCATGTGGTCGTAGACGCGCTTCTTCCGCCAGGCCCGGTGACCCTCGATGTAGGCGAGGTGCTCGGAGATCGCCGGGAGAATCTTGCTCAGGGTGGGCCAGTCCTGCTCGATCTGCTTTCTGGCTGCCGAGGTGTATCCGTCGCTCCTGTCGATGCTCACATGCCCTCCCCATCCGGCCGGAACACGCGGATACCGCCGGTCTCGGAGAGAACCAGCACCTTAACGCCGGGAATGCATTCACGGACGTAGTCCATCAGGTGATGGAAGTCCAGATCCGTAATCTGGCGCTTCATAGCGACGACCAGCGTGTCGCCCGGCCGCATCACGTCGGTTGTGACCTCGTCGACTAGCCGAACACCGAGTTCCTCGAGCTCTCCTTCGCGGAAATCCATGTCAGCTCCTTTCGTCCAGTAGTGCCTGGCGTACAGCGCAGTCCTTGGCTTCAAGCAGCTTACGGAGACCGACAGTCAGTTCGGGGCCATCGCCGAGCGCCCGAACCGTCTCCTGCATGAACCCGTGGAACATCTTGCTTGTGGTCCGAAGCTTGCTTCCCTCGGGAAGGTGGTCATAGTCAAAGAGACGGCAGATATGCCGCGTGGAGGCGTGACGCGCCTCGATCAGGCTGTCCCAGTTGTACACGTCACACCGTCCTGTACAGGGCTCGGATACCAAAGTCACGCTCGGCGACCACGTAGCGCATGGCGTCGCAGCCGTGGTCGTCTTCCTTCTTGGGCTCGTCTTCTGTCCTTGGCTCGCCAGACCTCTTCTTGATGGACCAGACGTAGCCGGGAATCTCGTCGTACAGGCAGGTCGGCTTGCTGGCATCGACCAGGTCCGGGTCCGGCTCGACCAGCGTATCGCGGAGGAGGTAAAGTCGCCGCCGACCGTCCCCCGCGTCCCGGAGCCGCGCCTGGGTGGCTTGAATCCCCTCGGTCACGGCCTTATGGGCGGGCGAGGTCGAGAGCCCGGTTTCCCGCTCGAAAACTACACGCCCCTCGGCATCGTGATCGCATGTAATGACGACAGGCTTGGGTTCAAGCCAGCGGCCGTAAGGAGCCACAGCACGGATGATGTCCTTGGCGTGCTGATCGACAGTCCGGCGGGTATGGTAGATCTCCCGGTACAGGTAGAGCCGCCCGTCTTGGTCTTCAGCCCACCACTGGCAGGTGAAAGGATTAGTGAAGCCAAAGTCAACGGCCCAGTATCGACGCCAGGAAATGGGTATTCCGGCATGGTCCAGTGCCTCGCCCTTGCGCCACTCTTCAGGAATGCCAGAGAGCATGTGAACATTGGAAAAATCCTCGTAGATGACGCCCTCGGCGGCCACCCAGTTGCCCAGCCGGAGCCGCTGGTACCGAACACCACTCAGCCGGTCCAGCTTCGATAGGTAGCTCGCGCCCCGCTCCGTCACGTGTCCGTCCGCGAACAGGATCGGGTTGTCCTCGTGCATTGACTGGAACATTGTCGTCTGGCCGTTATCGCAGCGCGCCTTCAGCCAGTGCGTCGGGTGGGCCGGGTTACAGTCGGCGATAATCTGCTGGAAACTCACCTGCCAGTTACGAAGCCGGGTTGTAATGCTTTCCCAGTCGTTCTCGGTCAGGTCCGTCGCTTCCTGGACGTACACCAGGTCGTACTCCGAGGACATGATCTTCTCGATCTTGTCCAGCCCACCGATAACGACCGTGGAGCCGTTCCGGTAGCGGTAACTCGCCGGTTCCTGCGCGGATCCGCCATAGTAGGAGACGTCGCCGCTGTTCAGGGCTTCCGCGACGACGAACTTCCTCCATGTTACCAGGGCCGTCGAGGAGAGCGAGGTAGCAGTCTTCCGGCAGATCAGGCCACGCATCCCCGGGTTGATCAGGCACATCAGGTGGAGCTTCTCGAGACACGCTCTGCTCTTCCCTGTTCCGGCGGGGCCTGCAATCAGAACCTCGGGATCCCGGCAGTACAGGATATCCCGGCAGGCGCCATACGGTGAGAACCGATGTTCAATCTTCGGCATGAGCGGCCACCGCCTCGTCCACCGGGGCGACGGCCGACAGGTTAGCACGCTCGTGACCGATGCGTGTCTCCTCGTCCCGAATACAGACGGTCTCGATGGCGCACAGACGCTCTTTGGACGATCCCTCGTAGAAGCAGCGCGCATTTATGGTGCAGCCAGAGAATCCGGCGGCCTCGGCAGGGATCTTCTTGGGCACCGTCATACGATCGTCGCCGCTGATCGGGACATCACAGCGGCAACATATGCATCGTTGTCAGCAGCGAGGCGGCGAAGAATTGCACGACGAGTCGGAGCAAGGATCCCCTCGGCATGCATCGCGTTATCAATGGCATCAGCGAGCGGGCCGGTAATCGGCTCGTCGGCGACGGCGACCGCTGGATTCATCGCCTGCATCTCGCGGCGAGCCACGTACGCGGTCACGCAGCGCGGGCAGTGCGTCTTCAGGCTCTCATCGCCCGCGATGACGCGCATCCAGTTGTCCCAGTGGCGCTGACACAGATGGATCTCTGTGCCCTCAACCTTGCAGCTGCTGTGAACGACGGACTTCTCACGGCAGCGATCAGCAGTCCTCGAGTAATAGCAGAGAGATGCAGCGTCCTCGATCACAGCGTCACCTTCTTCACGGTCACGTGGGTGCCGAGGTATCCAATCGCTGCCGGCACCAGCGTCCACAGGGCCGCACTCACCGGGAGCGGCATGTTGTTGTGGAATGCGTAGTTCTCGATCAGCCAGATGATCAGGCCGGTCGCCGCGAGCAAGGGAGCCGTGCCCTGGCGCGCCTCGCTGGCCGACTTAGCGACCACCAGGTGCCACTGCTCATGCTGCTCGGGCGGTGTAACGATCGAGCCGCTCGCCATTGGCGGCAGCTCGCTCAGGGGTGGTACAGAGTGTGGTCCTTCGCTCAACGCAGTGCCTCCGTTGCCTCGCCTGCGTCAATGACGTAGTGGACAACGTTCGGGTCGTCGGGCGAGCCGACCCCCGCCGCTGCGCCGCGCGGAGAGAGCTCGTCAGCCACCGTCCTGAGCAGATCCATCTTTGTTTTCAGAATTGCCCGGTGCCTGCGGCTGCCGAGGTTCGTGCCGTCGTTGTCGGTTGGCCGGTAGGAGCCTGTGCGCATCTGCGCAAGGACATCGTTACATTCATCGAAGTCTGCCTGGAGCTCAGCCAGGCGATTCTGCTTCTTCGTGATCCAGAGCCCGGCGGCCTCAATCGCAAGCTGGCCTGCGAGCGCCTGCCGAACCTCGTCAATGTCCTTGGCGTATGTCTCTGCGAACTTGGTAATGTCAGCGGTGTCAACGCCCAGCCGCTTGGCGATACTTGCGGGGGACCACTCACCCATCGCAAGGTCGCGGATCAGCTCCAGACGGAGCCTTCCTCGGTTCAGGACAGTAATAGGCGTCGCCCCGGTCGAACCCTTAGCAGCTTCACGAGTGCGAGCCGAGGCCGCAGAGGAGACACGCGGGCGGTGGGTTGCCATGAAATAAGGATAGCCTCCCTGCGGTTTTATCGCTAATCCGCAGGGAGGCGTCCCTTTTAGTACCTTTATTCGGTTGTGCCGTCCCCGCCAGGCCGAGCAGGCGGGCAGGAACCCCTTCAGCCCCTCAGCGCGCAGCACGGCAGGGACGACGCACTAGGCAGCCATCAGCTGGACGTCGAGCGCAACCTCCTCCGGGTCGCTAACGCCGGTCAGGACGACCAGGGACAGGTGCGCGTTGTCCTTCGCCAGCTTCTCGTACGAGCGCACCGTCTTGGCGTGCCGGTCGTCTCCCGGCTGGTCGTAGCCGACGATGACGACGCCGATGGCGCACTTGGGGCCGGCCATGTCGGCGACCCACTTCTCCACCTTGGCCTCGTCGCTCGCCTGGCCGTCCGTCCAGATGATCATCTCGAGCGCCCGGTCGCCCGCAGGGAACTCAGCGTGGTACGCCTTCTCCATCGCGCGGATCGCCGGCATCAGGAAGGTCCGGCCGCCCCGGAACGCCCGGTGCAGCTTCTCCTGGGAGTCGGCCTCGCTCATATCCCCCAGGTCGCGGGCGTCCTCGAATTCCGCCTCCTTCTTGTCCCACCCCTCGAACTCCTCCGGCTCGTCCGCCGCGAAGGTACGGACGCCACCCTTGGCCCCCTTGCCCGTGGAGACACCGTCGGCCGCCTCCTTGGCCGCCTCGGCGTCGTCCCCCGCCAGCTTGCGGACCACGAGCGGGACGGCGATCTCGAGGAGTTCCTGCTTAGTCGTCGGGGCGTCCGGCCCGGCGGGCTCGCCGTTGGACCCGGAGACGTCGATGATCTGGACGACCTCCTTCGGCACGCCCGGCGCGGTGAGCGGGCGCTCGATGTCCTCGCGCCTGGTCCGTCCCTTCATGCCGGTGACCGGCTGCTCGACGATGGCCTGGCGGTCTTGCTGAGAGAGCTCGTTCACTGCCATGATATACCTCCTGTGTTAGTTACCGGTGGGGAAAGGAAAATTGCTCGTGAGCTGCGATATATCGTGGGAGATTGTAATCCCTATTACCCCGAATACAGCCAGGGTACCGATGAAAAGGATGATGAACACCACCAGAAGCCACCGAATTACCCTCAGCTCCTGGCAGAGGCGTTCCGTAGCCTCGTCGGACATCTGCCGTAGCGTCACCGCATGGATCGGTGCCGGATTCTGGCTTAGGGAGGGGATCGGCTGCTGGAGGGTCGGATTCGAGCGGGGATCGGCTGCCTGCGGCTGTACCTGCGGCTGGGGCTCGGTTGGCGTCCGGTGGCCCTGGCCTCGTCCTGGTCCCATAATGTCCATCCCCCTTAGTCGGGTGATCGGTCCGGTATCTTGGAACTGGAAGTCGACGGTGTCCATGAAGGCGTCCTCGGGGAGTTGTGTATCAGGGGCGATTGCGGCGATTGCGACGGATGGTCTTGCGCCGCGCCGGTGTCTTCCCACGGAGCATCTTCCGGGTTGCCAGCCCCGCGACGGCCAGGACGGCCATCGCCATCAGGCAGGACTGGGGGTAGGGGTACTTGGCGATTTTCAGCATGGAGTTCCCTTATCTCTGGCATCTGGATGGCTACTTCAGAGCCCTGCCCGGGGTCGAGCTATCGATTCCCCCGGGCAGGACGCTCAGGTG